TTCCGGCGCAATACGGTGGAGAGGTGTGTCTGGAGGCTCTGGTTGCGTTCAGGAAACCGTCAGGCCGTCACGCAGGTCAGAAAGTCGCTCAGCCGATCCTCCGTATGACGGGAGTGTCGGTGAAAGACGCGATTTTGGGTCGGGGACTAGCTAGTCGTCTTCCAGATGCCCGACCGTGCGGTCTACATCTTGCACGCCGCTCGCGTAGCAGGAGGTAACGCGCGGATGCTGAACGCGACATGCAAAGGGATTGGTGTTTCGATGGGAGCCCTGGCTCTCTTGTTGAGCTGCACTTCGTGCGGGAATGCCCCAGATGATTGCCAATCGATCTGTGAGGGAAGTTACGGATTACATAGTGCCGAAGATTTTGCTGAAATGGAGAATTGTGGAACCGTAACTGAATGGATTTCGATTGGGGGTGATGGGTTTGAAAACCTGGACCCACTCGCGTGTCTATCCGTTGTTGGTGACAATCTACTCATCATGGGGGCGGATGAACTTGGGGACCTTAGTGGCCTTGAGGGTGTGACGGAAATCGGTGGTTTCCTGATGATCGGGGAAAACCAGTTGTTGCAGAACCTTGATGGTCTCGAGGGGTTGACCTCCTTGGATGACGCTCTGTCCATCACGAATAATCCGTTATTGGCAGATACTGAGGGATTGTTGCAGCTGTCCAGTATTCCAGGCGGCATCATCATTGATGAAAATGGGGCATTGCGAGATGTCGATGGATTGGCGAACGTGACTACCATTGGCCGTGGCCTTGCGATCCGTGACAACGAGACGCTGGAGAACGTTGACGGCCTTTCTGGTATCACGTCTCTGGGCGCGAAGTTGGAGATTGCTCGAAATCCAGCGCTCACGGACATCGACGGCCTATCCAATATCAGAAGCGTAGATGGTCTCCTCAACATCGAGGACTCAGTCAGCATAGTTGAACTCAACGGGCTCTCTGGTTTGGAGAATGTCGGATCCTACATGAGGATCGTTAACAACGATTCCTTGCTCAGCCTTGAAGGCCTGTCCTCTCTTTCGAGCGTAGCGGGAGACATGTACATCAGGGACAATGATTCCCTGTGCGAAGACCTGGCATACGAATTCACTGCCGGAATCGAAGTAGGTGGTGACATCTACATCGAGAACAACACCGGCGAATGCCCCTGACACACACAGCACGAGCTTGAACACCGACTAGCACCGAATCGACCACCCTGACCCATCCACGACCCCGCTCCGGCGGGGTTTCGTGGTTCTGGAGACCCTCATGCCCCTGGACGCAGAAGACAAGAAGACGATCGCCGAGATGATCAAGGAGACGCTCGGCGGCGACACCCTGACCAAGACCATCGGTGAGGCCGCAGCGGCCGCGGTGAAGGGCCTGAAGCTCAAGGACACGATCAAGGCCCAGGTCGACACGGCCGTGAAGGCCGCCGTGCCTGAGCCCAAGGACGACCCGAAGGACAAGAGCAAGGGCAAGGCCGACGACAAGGTCGCCGCCCAGCTCGAGGCCATGCAGACCCAGCTCGAGGAAGAGCGCACGGCTCGGGAAAAGGCCGAGGCCGCCCGCCGGACCGACCGACTCCACAGCACCGCCCAGGCGGCCCTCGTCGCCTCCGACGTCCCGGGAGACCGGGTCAAGGCCGCCATGGCCTTGCTGCAGACGGAGGGCCTGCTCGAGGTGGCCGAGGACGGCTCGCCGGTGATGAAGGGCAAGGACAAGTTCGGTGCCGAAGCGCTGATCCCGGTCAAGGACGGCATCGACGACTGGCTGAAGACCGACGAGGGCAAGCTCTTCCTGCCCCCCACCGACGCCCAGGGCACGGGTGACGGGGCGACCACGGTCAACTTCAAGACCGGCAAGGGCGAGGTCGATCTCGACCGCGTTCGCAAGGAACTCAAGAAGAACGTCCTCGGCACGCAGATCGCGGGCTGAGATCCATCACTGGCGACCGGGAGCCATCCCCGCGGAGCCGAGCAATAGGAGACACACACGATGGCAACTCTGACCCTGAGCGCGATCAGCGCAGTTCTGAATCTCATCTACGGCGAGCCGATGGCGGACCAGATCCGTCGCGACGTGCTGCTGCTCAACCTGCTGCCGGTAGTGCCCGACCGGAACGACACGTGCTACTGGCGCGCCAAGTTCACCGGCCGCAGCACGGCCGGGCCCAAGGCCGAGGGGCACGCCGTCACGGACGACGACTTCTCGAGCCACACGCGCAAGCAGCTGACCCTGGCGTGGGGCGAGTACTACGCATACGCCCGGGTCTCCGGCCTGGCCAAGGCGATCCATGCCCTGGACGGTGGCGGGTCGCTGCTCGACGAGGAAATCATCGACGCGATCGACGAGCTCGCCGTGGACCTCTCCCAGGACACCTACGGCGGCGATGTGACGGCCGACCCCGTCGAGATCGAAGGTCTGGCCCGCGCCGTGACCGCCACCGGTGTCTACGCCGGCCTCGACCAGGCGACCGAAGCCGAGTGGGCCGCCGCGGTCAACACCCTGGCCGCCACTGACCTGTCGGTGAAGTACCTGCGGGAGAAGCTGATCCGGCCGTTCAAGGACGCCACCGGCGTCTACCCGGAGTTCGTGGTTTGCCCCGGTGACCTGTGGGACGCCGTCGGCGAGCTGTTCGGTTCCGAGCGTCGTTACGTCGATCAGGTGACCACCGTCCGCGGCACCATCGAGATGAAGAAGCTGGCCGGTGGCTTCCGAGCGATCGAAGTGGACAGCATCCCGTTCATCGAGGATCGGCATTGCACCGCGGATACCTTCTACGTCCTCCACTCCCGCCAGCTGAGCTACCGGCAGGTGCCGGCGTTCGTGGACAACCTGGAGACGGGTGTGCTGCAGAACGCCGTCAAGGACCTCGTGGGCGTCACCCTCGATGAAGGTGTGATCGAGCGGATGCTGGCCAGCGGCGAAGGCCGCCTGACGCCGACCATCGAGGCGCTCGCCAAGACCGGCGACCGTTTCGACGTGATGATCAAGTGCTACCTGCAGCTGCGGCTCAAGAGCCGTAAGTTCGCGGCCAAGCTGACCCTGACCTGAGTCGGCTGATCCGTAGCGATGCCCGGGGGCTCCGAGAGGGGCCCCCGGCTTTCATCCACACCCCAACTGCGAGGACGAAAACATGGCAGTCAACGTACGCAAGGACGGCGGCCGGCTCGAGCTGGACGCGCTGAACGAGCAGCTGAACGCGGCGATCGCCGACGTAACCGAGCTGCGGACTCAGCTGATCGCGACCCTGGCCAAACTGGATGCGGACGCCGGCGTCACCGACACCGACTACGAGTCCGGGCTGACCCCGGCCGCCCAGACCGGCGAGACCATCACGCTGGTTTCCTTCTGATCCCTTCCCCCGCCCCGCGGGCGGTCTCTGGTCGTTGCCCGATGCCGGAGACCGCCCCAAGGGCAGAGGTAAAACGTGGCACTCACCGACACGCAGAAGAGCCAGATACGGCTCTACCTCGGCTACCCGGACGTGAACCGGATGGCCCACCACTCCCTCGAGGGCGCCATGGATGCGATCTCGACCGAGGGCGAAGACCGGATCGGTGACCTGCTGACGAACCTGGCGGCCATCGACGCCGACCTGGCCGGGAGCTGGGACCGGCAGAAGGTCAAGAAGGCCGAGGAGGTCACGTTGGCGGGGTTCGATGAGATCGGAGCGCTACGGTCCGAAGGGCGTCGCCTGGCGCAGGACCTGGCCAACCTACTGGACGTCCCGCCCCGGCGGCTGCCGTTCGGCACGAGTGGCGGCGGCGGTGTCTGCCGGCGGGGGGCGTGATGGGTCGCAAGAAACAGGAAAAGCCGGTTGAAGAGCCCCCGACGATGGTCAAGGTCATCCGTGACGGCCGCGTTCGAGTCGAGGGCAACCGCACGATCCGCCTGTACTGGGGAGACGTCTTCCGGCACCACATGGCCCGTGTGCTGTGGAATGAAGCCCCGGATTACGTCGAGGCCTACGAGCCCTAGACTGGGTAGCGAGCGAGCAGCGAAAGACTGGGCATGACGGTCTTCCCCGGTGGAGGAACCTTCTTTATGGGAGCAGTCCAACCACCTGAATACCACCGTGTCCAGAACCAAATTCAGGAAGTAGCGCGAACATTGGTTTTGAACGCTTGTGAGCGCTGAACGACCTACGCGGCCTCTCGAGAGTCTGATGAAGCAGCGGTATGGCGATGCCAATCCCAGCGCCCAGGAAGGACCCTGCGATGACGTCAGAGGGGAAGTGCTTACCGCCGACGACACGCAATACCGCTGTGGTGCTAGCCGCTGCTATGGAAGCAGCCCAAAAAATAGCCAAACCGCCAGCTACTCTGTGGTTGTTCCTAGCGGCGTCCTTGTACTTAAGTGTGATGAGCATGCAACTAGCGGTCGCAGCAGCAAAACTTGAGGATGAATGCCCCGATGGGAAAGAATGCGCCGAGCCGGGACTGACCTGATGACACTCCCGTCATACGGAGGATCGGCTGAGCGACTTTCTGACCTGCGTGACGGCCTGACGGTTTCCTGAACGCAACCAGAGCCTCCAGACACACCTCTCCACCGTATTGCGCCGGAA